GAAATAGTCCATGTTATTCTGATAACTAACCTTGAGTCTCAGATCGTTGTCTTTGTTTCCGCCGGCACGATCTTCGAATACAAACTCAATGGGCTTGGCGGTATCGTAAACGACCGGCATTTCGGTATAATCCACAAATTTGTTGGCTTGCTTGCCTTGTTGTAGACCACGGCGAGACTTAGTTGGCGCCGGGGGTATAAGAACGCCGATCTTGTTCTCCTTGCGCAATTGACGCGCAACTTTGTGCTCACCGGTTCTTATCTGTTTCCACGTGGGATGTCCATAAGGTCCATTACGACCCAGATTAAGAGTGTTAAAAGATGTGGCGTAATCAGATTCAAAGGTTTTAAGGTCAGGTGCAGTATTGCGAACGGGCATAAGAGACCCCGACGTTGGGAAGGTCGAGGTGAGCATCGGGATTTCGCCCAGTGCGATGGCGCCGGCGTTACTTTGAGAATATGCAGTGGGAATCGCGTGGTTGTAGGGCGTGTCCGCGCGGTCTCCGGCGCCCGGGCTGAAGCGATACCAAGCCACCAAATCCTCCGGGAGAAGCTGTTTGATATTTGTTGCGGCGCCGTTGTTATATAACGCGGCGGCCTGGGAATCATTCAAAATCGTATTCCATACGGCTAGGTCAGCAAACATTCCATCCCACGTGCCCTGCACGGTACCCAAGCCATAGCCTGCATAGTAAGAAGAATTTCCTACAGTCATATCGGTGAAATTAGAGGATAATCCTACATATGAACCAGTCGGTCGCGTACGGCAAGCTATATTACCGCCTGATCCGCCGATGGCTGAACCAGAGACAGTGTATTTTCGTCCATTAACATAAAAGATAGGATTGTTTGAAGCAGAGGACCCATCATAAGTCATTACAACATGATACCACTTTCCATTCTCAATAGTGGATCCGCCCGTTTCGTCGCAAACAACCCAGGAACCGGTGGCTGTCGAGAAGTTACTTGCGTATAACGATAAATAGCCATCATCGTCGACCGTTGTAAAGAAAGTGCCTGGTTGCGCTCGTACGGAGCCGTACATATTAGAATTACCAAAATTAAAAATTCTAGGCCAGTGCGCAGGGGTCGAATATTGGTGTACTGTATTATAGTTATATGCATTCTTGCCCGGACCGTCTCTTCTCATCCACCATGTCCAGGACATTTGATTTGCATTTGTCGAACCGGTGCCGATAAGTGCGTCCCACTCATATATGTGCCCAAAATATGTTGTCCCCCAGACGTTGTTAAAGTGCTGTCCATCACGAGAAGAGATTACAGGGGTTGCCTCATAATTTGTCGGTACGGTTTGGGGACCGCCTAGGCGGCGCGGGGTAAGCGTTGCAGGCCACTCAGGAGTAGGATCTCCGGTCGGGGGTTCTACAACCGTGGCACCCTGGATATGGAGGCTCGTATCTACAGGGTCTACAATCATTGTGTTCAAGCCAACATGCAAGGGCTCTCTACCGAAAAACATCAATCTATCTGATCCGGTAACTGGAGTGGGGCGCCCCCACCTAGTAGTGTTAACTCTTTGAATACGAGGGCCCCGAGAAAAAGCATCTCCGTGAGTAGCGATACCTTCGAGAGAAGTGGCTTTTATACAACTCGGCGCCTGGAGATCATAAAAAGTATCTTGCGCCGGGATGGGACGATATGCTGGATGTGATTGTAAAGAAGAAGTAACCCAACTATATTGTTGCACAGATCTCGGAATTGGATGCTGTACAAACAAGTTGTCATACTGAATGGATCGCTGCACATATTTGGGTGAATTCGTGCTCTCAAATTTAACATTACCATTGAGATAAACAGACGAAAGCGGCATCGTGGCGTTGCGCGTCTCTTTGACTGGATAGGTGGGGTAAGACCCAGTGAACCACTTCTGAATAGCATTAAGAACGCCCAGAGTGTTCCAGGCATCAGCACCATCATGGCGCGCTGGGTTGTCCGAATAACCATAAGAAGTATCGGTGCCTCCTATTTGAGAGCCAGAAAATTGATGAAAACGATAATACGCGACAAGATTGGTTAATAAATCAGTAGGATAGGATCCCGAAGTGGAGGGATGTGGTAGACCCAATTCATTATACTCTTGGCGTACAGTTTCTGTGGAAGCTTGTTTAACCATTGAACTATCAAAAAGATCAAACGTATATCCTCCGTTATAAAGGCTCTGAATTGGTGTCGTAGTCAAGGAGCGATGAACATACCACACCATTTCGCTCATAGAACCAATCCACGGATATGATGACGTAGCGTTAAAAGTCCTCAAGGGGGTGCCGCCATCGCCGCTGGCGCCGAGGGATAGTTGCGAGTTCACCTGCAAGGGGACTTGTAATATGCCGGTTCCACTACCCGTGATCCTCAGTTGCCAGTCTTCAACACCATTGATATACATTCTCAAAAACTTTTCGTCGATCGTTGAGTTGTTGAGCCCCTGTTTGCGAACCAATGCAATATGGAACCACCGATTTAAGGGGGCTGCGCCGGCGCATTCTATAAGACCATTTTCAGAGCCTGAGTAATGCCACACCATTTTGTCGTCGCTTTGGTTATAATACAGCGACGTTTTCTCTTGTCCATTATCAACAGTAACAGCAAATACATTATGCCGACCCAAGGATGGTGTACTTGAGACATCTCCCGAGGGAGGCATATTGGGCGAGTTTGCATCAATATAAAGCCATGTTGCCATGGACCAGTTGGAGACAGGATTTGGGGTGAAATTCATATATGCGTTGTACAGCGTAGAACCGTATGCCGCTCCGCCTATCGCGCCGCTAGCCACAGTTCCCAGGGCATATCCAACTCCAGACTCATAGGGGCTATCAAATTTAGCAGCATGCCCAGTGACCTCTTTCATTACCACCTTAGCATTCCGATTGGTCTTATGATAAGACGGAACGGTCACATATGTCTGAGGCACCACTTCCCCGAAGACTCCATCTGCACCGAACCTGCCACTGTGAAGCCTAGAAAGCTGCCTAAGACCTCGCGGTCTTCCGATCTGATCTCGGACCTGAATGGTGCCTGAAAGTTCGCCGTAGACTTGTCCAAGAGATCCTGTATTTCCAAAGTTAAGGGTGCGGGGGCTTCGGTAAGGAGACGCATTGTAAACTGACATCTCTTCATGCGCTGGGTCCATATATCCGGGGGAGTTGACTTCATAGCCAGCACCGCCTGCACTAAAGCGATTTACAATAACAGATTGATTGGAATTCGCGCCGGTTCGATTAGGCAACTCATAATCTAGATTGCCTCTCGGGTTCTCTATAAGACTTCCGTATGCGCTGTAGGGAGGGAATTCAGGCGAAATGCCAGAGTCAGCGTTCGTCGGTTCACTGAAATTGTTAGCAGTACCGTTAGCAAACCCCATTTGATCATGAAAAGTGCCGTCATTGGCATCGCGACTATCATCTCCAAGTGGATACCAAGCAATTAGACCGTTCGGAGTTGGATTTAGTCCGCCGGTACGACTGTCACTCCCAATATGTCGCAAGTTGATGCGGCCGCCGGCGGAGTAAATTGTCGACGCTTCTGCAGCTGAAAGTTCCTTGCCCCATACCGCAAAGTCACAGATATATCCATCATAACAAAGGGCTGCGTCTCCAATTCGTAGTATATCGGCTATCGCTATATTGTCGCTAGTTGCGCTACCTAAAGTACCATTATCAAGTGCTCCATTAATATACATATTGGGCTTGTTGCCGGTCCCAGCAGCAAGAGTTACAACCACGTGGTACCATGTCCCAGCTGAAATTGTCGAAGAAAACACATATGGGTCGGTGCCGCTCTTGCCAACTACAAATCTAAGTTTGCTAGAGTTAATTTGCATACTATAAGTTGGGGTAGAAGTGTCGCCGAGTTTGAAAATCCAATATCCGGACGGGAGCGAGTCAGCATTCAACCACATTGAAAAGCTAACAGGCTTCGCAGCTGCCCCGGCGCCGCCGACAGCAGCCTCCCAATCGCTGCCGCCCGCAACCCCTGCTTCAATATAATCATTGCCACCATCAAAATGAACAGATTTCCCTCCTTGGGGTGCAAGAGGGAAGCGGCCGCGGGTGGCTAGGGTTTCTGGGTAACGGGCAAAATCAAAAGACTGGTCTTGAAAAAATGGATCGTTGGTTGTGCGCCCCGTTGTTTGAACTACCTGATAGTTCTTTTGATAATTACCTATAGGACCATGAACCAACACCCCAGAGAGAGCCGTGTCCGCAGACGCAGTGGTCATTAAAATATTTTTGATATTGACTGGCCGCTTGGCGGTTTCGTCTCTGAACTTATAAGCTGTTGGAATACTGGATATTGATGAAGCGCCGCGGGAATCTGGAGGAATCATTGCTAGGGAACTAGTGAAGGTCCCCCCAGCAGAAGAGGATACCCCCCCAAATTGAATGCGCCAACCCTCGGCGCGGGTATAAATTCCGTCGGATCCCTGGTTTATTGGAGTATGACGATGTTTTCGGCCACCGACGAACCTTTCTGTAAAGGGCCCCTGCGCAGGAAGCGTATTGTCATATACCAAATCGTGGTGTAGATTTGTAATTGTGACGCCAGATTTGAACAAATTGCCAAGTTCTTCGTTATAGCCTGTGGTCACAGAAGAACTATATAGACTAAACGGCGCTATTATGGTGCCATTCGTCTTGGCATCGGAGCTGTTGTTTTTATTAATATCGGGATCAGCCTGGAATCCAAGTCTCTGTTTATAAGAAGGATAAAATTCATCCATAGTATCCAAAAGTGTTTCCACTTCTGACGCTTTCGCCACAATTATGTTTTCAATGGCCTCTGTTCCTGAAACAACTCTTCCAAAGGGAGCAGTGGCATTAAAAACAAAATTAGGCCTTTTGTTAAACGACAAGCCGACGCCACCTAAAGAGTAGTTTCCAGCGACTGAAAATCTATAACATCTTGCCTTTTCTCGTGCATCGGCGCTGCCCATGGTATCGGCTATTTTGGTTCGAGATTCGCAGACTCGAATGTCGCCGTCGCCCCAGAGGCCCGTATTGCACTCTTTTTCGGCTTTGTGTTTCCACCAAAGATATTTTTCATCTTCACTCGCGTCTGGTGGTGCATGAACATATTTCCATTTATCGACATACCCTGCGGTAGATAGACCAGCAACGCGGCGGCTCGGGGCCTGAGGAGGATAAAATCCCGTACCTTGGGCATCATCATCCGGAGATGAAACGGCTTCCCCGTAATCAACGTTGCTAAAGAGATTTGTTTCGAACACTGTGGATTCTTTATCTAAAAAGGGAACTTTGTTTCGATATTTATTCCTCTCTAAAGCGTGGTTTTCGACAATCGTACGAACATTTTCAGCAAAATCGGCCGACGCCGGTACCAACTGGCCGAGCATAAAGGAGAGTGACGAATCAAACCATTTATAAAATTCATAAAATTTATCAAAATCAATTTCATCGTTTTTAATTTTTTCAAAAAACCTTTGCCTGAGTACCCCCATGGACTTATACCGTCCTCTAAAACGCTCAACCGGGGATCCAATAACATTATTAAAATCTTTTAAAGTGCCAAAATAATTTACTATCTCTTCGCTGATTGTGTTATACATGCTTTTCTCAAAAGAGAAAAAATAATTTACCGGGCGGGAATCAATCTTAAATACTTGCTGGTCTTCGGTGCTGAGAACACTGATCATTTCTGCCGGGGCGATCGTTTCCAATTCATTTAATCTTGAAACAACCACAGACTCTTTAGAAATGGGCGAAGTAGATGAAGCCTCGAAGCCATAGCCTTTGCCACTATATTGTTTGCCAACGATTGGTCCTAAGACGCCAAATCTATTATTAGCTATAGTGGCCGAGCCCGACGTTTCATCAGCAATAATAAATTCGCCAGATGCGTTGGACCCTGTATTGGCACTAAACTCCCAGTTAAAGGCTAGGGTATCTGCTTTTTTGAGATCGTTGTAGGCGCCGCTAACTTCAAACGGGAAAGCGTATTCCGATGGCTGCAGCGGGCCATGGTTTTCAGAATCTAAAACGTGATTACGTAATGCTGTGTCTTCAACATAATCAAGCCAAAAACGACATGCCTCCAGTTTTACATCACTAGATTGTAAAACTGCGCCAGTAAAGTTTGTTCTATGCGCGCCGGCGAATACTCGACGACTTCCCGTAATAAAGCTATTACTTGCAGACAGAACAGATCCGGATATGGTAAAGGTGTCTGTTATCTCACCCGATTGAGCCTTAATTCCGTGAAGTTCAACTGTATAGTGTCCAGTATTAAAGGTATTTTTTAATGTTGTTAAAGGATAATTCTCAGGCTTTATTCGAACAGACAAGTTCCAATTTACATCATTATATGTATCTTCATACAAGTCCGACTCAAGACGAGGAACTTCTCCGCCGGCGGTACCTGTTAAAACAAACCTAACATTTCTAGACTTAAGCTCGTCCCTGACTGCATACACTTGAAAATTAACCGCCTCATTTGTTGTCCAAGATGAAGTGGAAAACGCAACGGGCCATGTAGTATCAGTCGATGCGGTTGCAGCATCTAGGGTACCGTGTATGCCAAACAAAGAAGATGAGATAACATTAGTATTAAAATATGCAGGATTTGTTATTTCACGCTTTTTGGGGAAAAAGAGGTCTGTTTCTAATGTAAATGCAAAGCCGTCAGTTAATGCTGCAACTTCTGGTATAATACCTGTGGTATCCGGGTTGCCACTCTCTTTGAAAGAAAAGACAGTTGCATTAGTATTTAATCCTGTGTTAAAATTAACAAACTTGTTGGCAACCGACAATATTCTGCGGTTTTCTCTAAATTCAAAGTCTGTATTTTTGGCATAAAGCTTAAGTTTTATTAATTCATCATCTATACCAAAACAACGAATAAGATTTCTAAATGATTTTTCTGTGCCCTTTGACTTATAAATAAATGTTAAATTATTGTATATGTTTTGATAAATAATATTTTTGATATCAGATAGGGATTTATCGTATAAACGATCTTCACTTCGATCGGCCAGTTTTTCCAGAACATCAGCATCTAAAAATATTTCTGGGGATATGAACCCATGAGAATCTAATAATTTTGCCGCAAAAGGAAGGGGTTTGTCGCTGCCGCTTACATATTGCACATCCTTCAGGCTGTTCAATGATTCAATTTGGAGATGCAAGGTGTCGAAGTAACTTGCCATTATCTGAGTTAATTGTTTTAAATGTTTCTGGCCGGCTGTGTCTTCTTCTGTTATCCAGGTAGGAATTGAGTTGTAAATTAAAGCATTATTGCCAACATCGTGATCGGAGCCAGATATGCTCAAACTATTCTGAAGATTTACTACGTCTGTGTGTCCGGAATAGATTATGGGATCTTTAAATTCTTTTGTTGCCGCGCTTGACTCCACAATAGCAGACCCAGTATTACGAGACCCAGCACTATATCCAGTCCAGGCGCCGTTAGAAACGCGGCCTGAATAATCTAATACAATACTATCTGTCGATGTGTTGCCCACAATGCCTTCGTTAAATTTAAAATAAACTCCTAAATTAGTATTAACTGATATTTGTGTGTCTGTAAATGGTTCGGGATCGGTATTGGTACCCCCACCAACTTGGTCGAACCAAAAGCGCCCAATATCTTTTGAACTTCTTTGAGCTTTCCAATAACGAAATTCATCCAACGAAGCAGATAATTTTCCTGCATACTGTGGTGCCGAGGACGCGGATGGAGATGTAATTAATGCGCCGATGTATGCTCGAAGGGCGCCCGAAACCTCGTTAATGTTAGAGGAATCAAGGCTAAGCAGGCCAGTACTAAAAAGATCCTCTTTATTTAAGTTGCCATCGACATAAAATTTTGTCTTAAGCGAGCTATTGGCTGCCGAATAAGAAACGATTTGGTTTGCAGCCATAGAGCCATTATCAGAATATCCGTCCCTGCCGCCTTTTTTATCAACAATCTTATTAGTCGACGAGGCGGAAGTGGTACCATCAAGACTATCATTGGCATTGTCTCCCATCTGATACCATGATAGAAGGGAAGAGGGCATCCCGGTGGCCGTGGGGCTGCTGGGTATGCCATTATTATAAACGGCGGTAACTTCGGCAGCGGTTAGCGCCGCACTCCAGATGGTTACCTCATCAATATATCCATCCCAGAAGTTGCTATGCGATGGGGTGCCCCACCCGCCGATGTAGCCTGTCGAGGCCACGATGGCCTTCGCGGATGTCTCCGTGGTGGGCGCGCTGGTCTCATGAACGCCATCGATGTATATCTTCATGGTGCCTACGCCATCGCCATACGTACTCCCCCCGCTATAGGTGGCCACAACATGATGCCATTGTCCCTTGGAAATAATGTTGGTTGTTGTAGCCGTTGTATACGACAAACTGTCATCTCGAATCACAAACTCGAATTTTCCAGTGGAAAGGTTATATTTGAAGGTGCGGTTGTGGCCGAAGCTAAGCACCATAGGAGTGGCCTCGGTCGTATCTGGGTCTATATATACCCATGCTGCAAGAGTAAACGGGCGCGCTGCTGATGTCTCTCCGCCGATCGGAGATTCCCAGCTGGCGCCTATATTTATTCTATCCGAAGTCGAGGCCTCAAATAGAACCGATTTCTGGGCGGTGGTGGACTGGGGTGTCTTCAAAGAAAGCGCATAATGGTGCCATGCATTGTCGGCAACTGAAGCGGTAGTAAAGGCAGTAGCGGCAACTGAAGCGTTGATAACTCCTGTAGTGCCCGACATTACTGTAACTCTAAACGGACCAACCCCATCGGTGGCGCCCGTTAATTCAATTCTAAACCTTCCATAGTCTGAGGATCCGGGGGCTTCACCATTCCAAAGATCGAAAATGACTTCTTTTTCTGTTGAGTCGGGATCGAACCGCTCTTTTTTAAGCCAAAACTCAACTGTAGTGCCTTTATTCTTAAGATCAAAATGTAGATTACTGGCGCGATTGGCGTCTGGCTCATAATAATTTGATCCCGTAAATTTTGTCGATAAGGATGTTGTACTGTCAGTACTGGGGTGTGGGCCTCCCTTAAAATAGATGTACTCTCTACCGTCCGAGAGACCATAGCCATCCCTCTTCGAGCCCTGAAGGGATCCCCACCCTTTAGCAGAAAAATTAATATATCCATTAGTGCGAGGATATAAATTATCAAAAATATGAAGATCTATCTCAGTAGAATCATTTTCCCACTGCAATTTTTCTTTTAGAGAACCATCATATGGATACGTTTCCCATATGCGCTCGAGCGATTGTTGATAATACTCTTCTGCGGACCCATAACGAGCAAAATTTTCTGGCCTTGAAAAGTCTACACGCGGAATAAACCGCGCTTCTTTTTTCATGTCCTCTGTGTGATATCCAACAGATTCAACTTCTGCACCGATATCCTGTGCAGACTTATTGGATAAAGATGAGGCCGCGTTGGCTTTATCAAATAAAGTTTTAAAGCTCATATCCTAATTACTATTCAACTCTAAATTTAAACGTATAAGGTTGTTCCACCCAAGTAGAAATTGAGTCATTATAATATGCTAGATTAATCTGGTACATATATCCAGACTCCAATAAAGACATTTCTAAGTCGAAATAATTGCCGTTGCCATCGTACGACATCAAAGTCTGTAGGTCGCTGCCCGTTCCATATGAAATGGCGCGCAAGTTATCTGTAACTCTTGATATGGCATACGCTCCGCTTTCAATAATATCGGTTGGATTGACTGACTTTGCGACTGTATAAATCGTTGGGTTCCAATCTTTGTCACGAATAAATAATCTAAATCTTGCCTTTTCTTCAGTAGAGTAAGACTTTCTAAGATTTTTGATGCTTGTCACCTTATTAAATGTCGGCGCTGAACTATAGGTGGGCATTTTCTCCGGATAAATTGAGCCAGTAAAATATTCTGTGGTTCCGGCATGCCAAACATCGAGCAATACTTGCAAGGGTGTGGCCGCGGCAGTAATTGCCATGGATGCAGAATAAATTCCAGTGCTAACCCACCCACCCGTTATATTAGTGTTGCCGTCATACAATACAAGTGCCGAGCTGGTTGGAGCCGCGGTAGAACCAGAATACAAAGATACCAAAATTGAGCCACGTCCAACTGCAGGTATATCGACTAAGCGGCCTCTAATATAATTATATAAATATAAGGTATTTAAGTTATCAGTGGCCGGAGCCAAAGAGCTAGAATAATAAAAGTTTTCTCTCCTATCACGAACAGACGAATTCCAGCGCGCCTCGATTACTGGGCGCCGGAAAAAAAACTCGGTTGAGCGCGAGAAAAACTTCTTTGTATAATATGATTCAGTCGCTCCACCGGCATTATGTATTAAAACAGAGGTATTCTGGCCAGTAGAACTAGAATAGTACCCCTCTTGACTGGCTGTCAATCTAATGCCAAACCCATTATTACTAACCGCACCTCCCATCCACTGTTCCACTATTTGTGTTACATCCAACTCAATGTCTTCATAGCCTTGCGGAAACGACACATTATAATTTGAAGTTGCTAAATAATCGCCCCCGATGGATGTCCAAGTGGTGTTATCGCCAGATTTAATCCAATTTGCAGAACCAATATCTTGATATTCTTCCATATCGAGGCCCGAGCCCTCTGACCACGATCTAGATACAGGAGCTACAACTAAATTAAAATTCTGTGGTAATGTAAAGGGGTGGCGTGCATTATGCATTTTTAGATAGAATGAAACATTGCCAGAAACTGGAAGCGTCCCCGCGGTCCTGTCGGAGGACATCTTTGTTGTGGGAAATTTAATAAGCGCACGGGAAAGTTCCTGAGATTGTCCCAGGGCTGATCCGGATTTTTGTCCATAGATAGAAAATATTTCAAGCGAATCGGCATAACCCATATTAGATCCAGTTCCGCGAGTAGAAAGGTTTGCTTCGAAGGCGTTAGCAATAGTTGTATCAGCACTGGCCGTATATCTTAGAATTGACATTTACCTAACAGATCCTTTAATATCAAGATTAGGATATTTTAGCTCAAAAATAACATTTTTATCGGCGAGTACCATTCTTCCGTCTGCCGATAAAGCCGCGTCAAAATCATAACTTGAAACAGAATATAGGGGTCCGTCCGCAAGTCTTGCCTCCACCGAAATAACGTCTAGAACACCAGGAACTGGCTGTAAAACTCTATACAGATCGCTCAACAAAAGCGGTTCTCCGATATCTAAAATAGTTGTAAATTCTTTCGCTACTGCCCTATTACATTGATTAATAACTTCAAAACGATTCGAGTTGAGAGTTGGCATTACCTCATAATGAAGAGTATAATTAACTATTCTGGCATCTAAAATGTCTATCGTATCACTAATCATTTTGTGTTGAAGAAGCCAGTTCTTAAGGTTTGTTTTTAATGTGACATTAGCCAAAGTTAATTTACCCGTGCTTGTTTCTGATATAACATACAAATTAATGTTTCGTTTAAACTCATCCGCGTCTTTGCCAACGGCACATCTCTTAATCGCCCCATACTTGGCTGGCATGCTGTACGTTAGCGCTTGATAATCTTGCGCCGTCACGGCCCTATTCTGTGTAGCAAAATAACCGTATGCTCTTTGTTTAATTTCTTCCGATGAGGGAAGAGAGACATCCCCCACAAATGGATTTTCGTTACTCACTTCCAAGGAACCAATGACCACGTCTCTTTTAACGGGAGATAGGGCTCCTTGATTCGCAAATTTAAAATTTCCTTCAATAACGTCTGAAATCGTATTGGTTGCTGTATTCACGTCTTGAGTCGTATTAAAACGATATTCTATTATTAAAGTAGTATCTGAGGGAGCAATCCCAAACTTATCCGTACTTATTAATTTTGTTGGATCGAATTCCAGATCTGTTGTATAATTTCTACCACTTAAGTCCAACACCACTTCTGTGGGGTCGACGACCGGATTTGTCAAATTATTATCAGTTGAGCCGTAGCCAAATTGTAAAAAGGTTTCACCATCAACTGTTTCCAACACATATCTTCTAGCAACGGGGACCGCTTTCAAAATATTAGGGACAGTGCTTCTGGTTGCTGTGGTATTCCTGACTGCTTTGTAAATTATATTTTGTGATAAATTATCGACTTCAAAGTATTCATTTCCTTCTATGTCGGTTACTTTGATAATATCACTTAGGTTTATCTTTCCTAAACTTACCCTACGAAATCTTTTAAAAGATCCCAACTCTATTCTTGTCACCCCGCCGCGGCCGGAGACCGCTCTGCCAACCGCACGGACTACATAGGTAAGCACATTGCCGGTAGTGGGGTCGCTCGAGCCAACAACTATTTGAGCCGCGGGGTCGGTGAAATCAACATCGTCTAAAAGGGTATACATCCCGCCACCCGAAGAACCGAATACAGAGCCTGCCTGTAAAATTGGATTCAGAGACGTATCTGGGCCCAAGCCTGTGGTCGAGGAGGGTATTTCAATATAAAATGTCAAGATTCCATGAGACGACGGGTTGGTGCTTGACTTAAATCCAAGTTGCCGGGCGATTCGCTGGACGTTGGAATATTCTATGGCACTGTCCAAAAAACTTTCATTTACTTGATAATCTAAATAAAAAGATAGAATATCACCTACATAGGCAACTGTGTCCAACATGAGAGAGCCAAAGGACGCTTGATTAAAATCTCGATAGGTATTTGGATAGTATCTCTTGGTAAAATTCTCTAACGCTTCTCTAATAGAGTCGAAATCTCTATTAGTGTAATCTATTGGTACAATCTTTTTTGTCATCTTTTATACCTGCCAAATAATTAGGCTGCCATATTTTGAACATCAATTTCTAAAAGCGTATTCAGCTGTAGAGGGATGATTACGAAATATGCCTGCACCGTTAATCTGTGCGGAAAAAGATCTGGACTATTTTCTGGTGTCATGAAGTTTATCTTTACTACTTCTACAAACGGCAGATATCTCTTGACCTGTCTTCGAATGTCTTTATCAATTTCTGCATAAGTGGAGCCGATGTGTTGTTCAAATATTCGACGGCGCAGCCCGACTCCAAAATTTATATCCATCATTCTTTCGCCCGGGTTGGTCAAAATCAACATTTTTAGGTTTTGCTTTATTAGTGACGTATAGTCGGTAATTAAGTTATATGCACCAAAAGTGTTGTCGGTTACCAGAGGTAATTTAACTGCTAGTCCAGATGCCATACTTTTATCCTCTTAATAAATACTTATAATTTATATTTTAACCGGGTTAAAATACAATACACGATGTTTTACTTATTCATCTTCGGCACAAACATCGGTTTGCAATTGCTTTGCCGATAGATTTGCCGATAGATCGACACAAGCAGGATCTCCTTGAGCGTCGACCGAATCCGAATCCCCGCAAGCGCCCTCCATACCAGAAGACAACATACCTGCGGATGGTTCCATTGATAGTTGAGGACTGGCCGACCCATAATCTCCTTCATCAATTTTCGACAACAAAAGTCTGAGCAATAAATACAAAATACCGAATATAAACGGGGGCATCATAAACATCCCCGACACAGATCCCAGGAAATCCACTCCTTTGAAGTCAATCCAAGGACCAACTCGCGGTGAATCAGGGCCCATCTCGAACTCGACATCATCGATGTTGCCCTCGACGGCATCAGAAATCTTGGTGTTGCCCAGATTATAGGCACAGAAGGCCAAGTTCATGATATCTTCGCCTCTGGTGTTGTGAGCCTTCAGGGGGGCCATGGGGCCATCGTCGGGTGCCGCTTTGATGGCCGCTGTGATCGAGCGCGCGATGATATCAAGAGGTATGGCGCTAATTTGTCGTACTATTTTGCAGACAACAACATGTGGGTCAAGTATTTCCGCCAATCCCCTGAGGATATGGATTGGCGTCTCTCTTAAGAATTTCAATATTATTTCCCTAAACATTCCCGCGATATCGAACGAAGAATTGGTTGGGTTAGTAACTGAAACCCCTCGTGGTTGAAGTTCCGGGGGTGAGTTGGTTTTCTCGACGGTGTCCATAAGACCAACAATAGCAGAGATAGTACTGTCAAATGCTCCCGCAAGCTCGGGACAATATTTTCCGGCTAAATATGTGTTATACAGAATCGGCACCATAAGGGCTGCATGACGATTTAGCACCTGATTAAAGAAAGTATTAAATGCAGCTGAGTTCTTTATAAAAGCGTAATCTTTGTTGTTTGGTCTTGGTGGCCGGCCGTCGCTGCAGCCCATAAAATATAAAATTTCTGGGGGTAACTCATTATAATTTTTAATTGGCGCGGGGCTGAGTGAAAGTGCCGGGACTGTCAGCAATCTTTGGGGGCGTTGATCGGCGGGAACCCGAGGCGTTATCGTAGATCCATCATTGGAGAGATCGCCGAACATGTTGGACGGAAGATCACCGGTGTAGCCTATAATCATTGCATCAGCAATCGACTCTTCTGTCATATTTTCCCAACCGAACTGACCGCCGATGGCCGGGGTGGGGCCCGTCGTTGTTGGGAGGGGCTCACCGCGTAAGATGGTGATGAATGCTTTTATGAGCTCGCGGTATTGTGCAGTCGAGCCGTAGTGCGCGATTCCTGGGATCCCTTGCGCTTCTTTGGTTGCTGGTGGCCAATAATATAAGCTATAGGCAGTTTTTATCTTTTTGAAAGATATATGTTTGTCGCCGCCGGAGCTGCTGGAGTAATCGCTTTCTTCCGGGTCTTCGACGGTTTTGAAGCCAAAAAGTTCTTTTTCTTGAAGCACTTCAAAGTGCTCAACAAAATAATCAACTGTTAGATGATGTTCCGGGGTGACCAGCATCTTTTGTAGTCCGCTCGGGTCGTTGGGGTCTTTAATCGTTTCCCCTTCGCCTTCTATAATGATTTCTTTAACAATTCCAAATTTTCCGGGCCATATATCAGCACGTACGTCGCCCATTTTGCCAAATCCAGTATAAATGCCCACAATATCATACAAAAAAGCATCAGCATATGACTTTTTCCTCGCGCCTATAACACTAGTGATGGCAGTCGCGCAGGAGCGGTTATTAGGAAGATTAGAATCAGGGGAAGAAGCATCTGACCAAGTAAATCCGAGTCGCTCTTCAACCATAAACCGAATCATAGGACGTACAGTGCCAATGGACGGATAATCGGGAGCCTCAAACCCAGAAACCACCACATTTGGTGTATATGAGTGTGCAATTCCGCCGGCGTCTGCTGCGGTGGGACGGCTGGATAATCTTATAAAGTACTCCTCTAGAGCTTTCTTAAATGCAGGAGTCCCATTGTGTGGCAAATCTTCAAATTCACTTATTATTATTTCAACAATCATATCCTTAAAGGGATAGTTAGGGCTTAGTATATCTTGCATACTGAAGGCACTAAAGGCCACAATATTTTTTATAAAAAAGCGAATTATCAATGCCTGTATTAAAAGATTAATTATTCCAAATCGAAGGGCGTTCCTAGTTTTTTCCTTGATACTTTCTGTGTTTAAGCCGGCGCGCTCATCTTCGCATGCAGATCTTGCAAATTCCTGTTTCAGCTGTTCCAGGATCCCGTCTGCGTCAAGCAGGTCTCCTACATTTGGGCCATCGCAGTGAATATTGTTTTTAAATAAATTTAAAGCATTTATCTTAGCTTCGTTAAAAGAGCCATTATTTAAAATATAATTAAACACCCGGTCTATCATATTCAGATACACCATCGGGAAATCGGCCTGGACCTTAGTAGGCCAGCCAGGGGAATTCAAATTCGGATCTTCTTGCTGCAAAAATCTATAAATATATTCATTCAATTGATGGTCGATCGGAGGACCTACTTCGAGGCGCGGGTCGTGCAGCGGGTCGACAAAGTTTTCTATAGTACCCACCATGTCAGCTTCGAGGCCGGTGCCTAGACGATCTCTGGTTAAATTATATATAAAATTAAACTGTGGATCACCCGGAGCCTTCAGCGAGGGGTATTCAATAGTAATATCATAATTCTCTTTATTTCGCAAGAAATCAAATTGAATGCGGCCTTCTTCATAGAGAGATGAAACATGGTCATGTTTAAAAACTGATCCTGCGATCCGTTTGTCTGAGGTTGAACCAGAGAGGCCGGCGGCTTGGAGGGCTTGGATAGCAGGTTGGTCCCAAGGGGAGACGTCGGATAACACGTGGCGAGCAGTACGTACGTCTGCCCGGGCTGGTAGGGGCCGAGCATCAGGGTTGAAAATTATCTGCCCAATTGCTTGGTCAAACCGATTCTTATACTCTGTAGGGAATGCTAGTTCTACTGTCACGCTTCCCGGGGTGATCGGCTCGCCGTTGTTTGATAAATTATCATGAAGATTGGTTATTGAGTCTTTAAAATTTTCAATACTGTCGCTGCTTGCGGCTAGGCCTTCCTTAAGAGCGTCGACGATGATCCCGATCTCATCGAAGCCCGGAAGGCGACTCGTATCTACGTCTGGACAGCTATCTACAAAATTTTCCACGTGTTCCAGGCCTGATTCGAGATCTTCGAAGATGTCAATAATATCCTCTATGATATCCGGGTCTGGTTCTACCGGGTCTTCTTCGCCATCGCCGGTTTGAGGGGGCCAAAGACCCATTGCCTCCAACATCTCCAGCATGTCGCTGCTCGCGGTGGAAAGAGTCGGAGACAACAGCGCTGTGCGTGACGCCTCAAGAGAGCTGGCGAAAAATACATCTATCGACTCCACCATAGTATAAAATAAACGCGGGATAATCCGTTCGATGACCGGATTTGGAACAAAATATTCACTGTTCGGACATAAAAAGTCTATATCTGGTATTTCGATCTGGGGGCCATTTTCTAACAAATCTATTAGATTTTCTATCGCTGGCCCGGGCGTGAAAATATTTTCATCTAAACATATTTCGCAATCGGCAACAGCCGGCACAACATAATTATTAATCAATTCATTGCACATTGTTGTGGTGTCGACATAACGCGAGATAGATTGAAAAAATGCTAGAATCTGATTTCTGGTCGTCATAGTTCTTCGAATATTTTGAACTTCATATGCCTGATTAAAAACAACAATTCTTTCAATAGTTTCGGTAGTGACGTCGCCCGTGGAATTTAGTAGTCTACATACTTCAATTACATTAAGTATTTGCGACACCTCTGCTAAATATTCATACCCCTGCGAAAGGGAATCAAACCCAGCTGCGCGATACTGAGTATTCAAAATATCATCTAAATTCGGGATATCTAATTGTGCGTGGGCTTGCTCGAGCTCGACTGAAATGTCTATATCGCCGGTGCTGGCATCAAACAATTCCCCGCATGCGGTTTGGATGATCTCAGATATTCCTTTGATAATCTCAAAGCCAGCATTGGCCAAAGCGTTAAAAATTATGTTTAAAATTTGCTTCCCGAGGGGCGGATCTCCTGAAATTGAAAAATATATTTTAAAAGCGCCCAGTGGAGGTTTGAGGCCATCGAGACTAAGCTCATCAGATGGCATTGAGGGGGGAGCATAAAGATCGGCCTCCATCAGGGCATTTCTAACTGCTGCAGAAACTCGCGTCATAGATGCCACGGCTCCGCTGGCGAAACACATTATAGCCTCTTTGATAAGCTGTGTTATTCCAAATTGCTGCAGGATTTGATTTATCATTTTTGCTTCTTTGGTTTTATTTGGGCCGGCCAAAGGTAGATTAAAATTAACGACTTTATCAAAAATGTTGGTAACTTGTATTGCTGCGTTTATCCTTTTCGCCTTTTCCATGGCGAACATGCGACGGCGAAAATCGGGATCGTTGGTGAGATTATTGATAGCGACGACCTCATCAAACTTAACAAAAGATTTAATTGTTGATTTCAATTCTTCAAAATCATCAAAGTCAAGAGGCCTATCAAACGAACGAGGTGCAAAAATATTATTATATGGAGGGCCGCCGCCGGTGTCGGGGCCGAAAGGAACCCCCCACTCTGTAAAATCTCCTGGGGAGTCTAAATTGGCTTGAGCGCCGTAATTCTCAAAAAAATCAATTATTGATGTTTGCTGATTTAGGCCAGATCTCTCTCCGGCCTCGTTCATTATTGAATCATAATTCATCAACATGTTTCTGAGCATCGGGTCTCGAAAGGTTGAATTATATTTTATATTTGTAAAATAGCCTATTTTAGAAGTCATCGTATTTCCTTGATTTTCTTCTATCATGAAATATTCCATTTTAACAATATTATTTTGATCATCAAAATAAATTGTAATATAATCTTCATCAGTGGGGTCTGCCTGATTCCCACGAAGATCTATTGTGTTATAAACTACATCTAATATTACTCTCATGGCGGCTCGAAAACCTACCTGCATGGACCCAAAATCAAAAGTATAATTCAACGGAGGATTGGCGTGGCTATATAGCTCCCCCAAATTTTCAAAAATATCCGACATGGCATCGGTCGTGTTGGCGGTGGCCGTAATATCAAAATTTTTCGTTGTATGGGGAGCGCCGTAACCTTGTTTTGTATTAAAAAGCGTCAGGGCGGCATCGAATGAAGGCAGTTCGGCTTCAAGATAAAGTTCGTGCCTCTTGTCGTAAAAATTCACAAATGTAGAAAAAATAATTTTCAGAGCACTTGGAAAGAGTGCCCCCGTTACTCTTTTTGTGAAAGTTGCACTCAACGAATTATTTATCTCATCCCTCAGGGCGAGAAAAATACTTTCCAGATGAGATATTGCACTGGTATTCTCTCCTACTATGAACGGATAAAATTCAGGAAAGTAGTGTGTTAAGAGGGCCTCTGTTGCAAGAAGCTTCAAAGTAGTATCATCCGCGGCAGTGGAAAGCGAAGCCACATGATTATCGCCCTCGTAATAAACAACAACATTATAACGAATTGCTGTTGTGTTAGCTTCTGTTGTGTGTCGCGATGAAAAAGGAATATTGGGCGAATTTGATGAGATTGCTGCCTCTAAATTGATTCCAGTAGTATTTGATGTAGGAGGGCTCATGTTTAATTTGTACTATTAAATTTGCTTAAAATATATTTTTTAGACGTGAGGCCACCGCCGGCTTCAAGATATGTACTAACAATATTAGTCGACTCCATCATATGCTGCAGCAATGTTGGAATTGTTGTGTTAATGGTATTATTTATCTCGAAGTTCAGCGCGGTAGGTATGACTTGTATACTCGGACTAGTTGGAATTCCAAAGAAAGGGCTATGGTGGGTGTGAGTCATAAGGGCCTTATTAACTATACTATTATATTCTAGAAAATTCTCGAATAAACCTCTTAGGCTGGCAATTGCCTCCGCCATATCAACCAAACATTCAACCAAATTCTCTCCCTTAACCAGGGGCTGCTGGCCGCCATCGCCGTTCATAGCCATTAGATCGATTCCATAAATACCCTGATTCAAATTGGAAGTTTCGCCGGCTTGAGCATTCCTATTATCAGTTCTAGTGACCAATTTAATGTTTTCTCTACCGATTATCCTAACTACATCGGCTTTAATTCCTACTCCAGAACGAGGGTTTTTGTTGTCTGTGCTACCCACTTTACCCTTCTCGAGCCCAAAATAATTATCTAGGTCGCTCTTTTGACTTATGTAAATTCGAGCGGCATCCAACTTAAAATTAGGATTAACATATATGTCCTCACCGTCGTTCGCCTTTGAAGTCGCATAGGCGCCGAGGCGACCAGCAACAATATCTATAGCGGCACAATGAGTCCCGAAGGCCGAGGAGAGCTTATTGCCCGGTCTATCAACACCCAAAACAATTGAAGCATTTCCATTTGCTATAACGTCTTCAGCTTCAGTTTTTATAAATTTTGGTGTATCAAAATTTTGCCTTCCTGTACCGGCCGGAGCAAAATAAGATGCTATCTCAAGATCGGTCATGAGCGCAAGACGTCTTTTTATGGGTAGCGAAAGCGTATTAAAATCGATTCCGGCGACTGCTTTTTTCTTTGATAGGTCTATATCATTTTCTGAACCTGACATTTATTATTCCTTTACTATTCCCATTCAACCCGGGTCCCACCGACAGTGAGCACCAGATCAATACCCTCGCCGAAGCGGTGGCGGCTGTTGGGATGCTTTCTCTGATGATACTCGTCATTGCCACCGGTGAACTCCAGCTCCTGGCCGGAATCTTTATTAAAATCGGGATCACTCCTTAGGATGCCTAATAACACAATTAGCTTGTCCTTCATGGCCACGGTTATATCTCCACCATTCGACAGTTCAGAACCTTTTTCAGTAATATTGTCATAGTCCGGAAGCTTCAGTTGTTCGCGGAAGGCATCTGCATTGGGAGTGCTGTTGGGATCCTGCAAAAGCGTGGTGGAGGCGCGGGTTTGAAAATGAAAGTGTGGTGCCGTTGTGTGTCTGTTGGGTTCCCGATATTCATCGGTGACCTCGAACTTCTCGCGTTCGAGTATGCCCAGAAGCTTGTCGAGGTAGCGGTCGTGTTCCGGAGATACTCTTCCTTGTATCATCGTCCTAGCAGTGCCAGAGCCCCAGCGCTCGGCCAGAGTTACCTGAGAGTGTTCCAGATCTATATCAAATACCTTCGCGCCAATGGATGTAATTACGGGATCCTTCATTAGATTTATATCACCATACAGAACCGTACATACGCTGCCGACTGGGAGA